GAGATCATATACTTTTTGGCACCCTTAGATGTTACATTTGTTGATCCAATTCCTTTTATCGGTGCAATATTTAAATTATATGTTTTGTCAAGAACTGAATATGAAAATCTTCTATTTTCAGTTGTTATACCTTCTGACTTTTGAAGATCATTAAATGTATAATATGGGGTATCTTTAGTAAAAATTCTACAGTATTCTATTCCCGCTTCTTCTCCCGTTGAATTATCAACATATGACATTACTTTAGAACCTTTAGTTATTTCTTTATACCCATCATGGAAAACTTTACTAACTTGATTAATCGCGTTACCCGCATGTTTTAATCTTCTTTTACCAAGTAGATTGTCTGCAGAATTAACTAATCTTTGTGTGTTATCTAATATTGAACCTTGTTTTAATCCAAAGTTTGTTGATTCGTTAAATAAGTAAGAAGAGCTTATTTGATTAAAGTCCCCATCTTGGGACACTAAGTCCCCCCCTTGTTTAACTTTATATCCTGCCGCCTCTTTAAATCTTGGTGATGTCCAAACAAAACCACCATCAGGTTTTCCTCCGTTTTCAGATGCGATACTGTTAAGTCCAAATTTAGCCTCTTCCATTCCGTTACCTTCAAATTGGTTACCCATTTCATCAGGTCCAAAGACAATCGCATTTGTTAATTTACCATATGAATTAACGGGCACTGCATTTACAGGTGATGTTATATATTCAGGATTATTAATGTCAGAACCTATATAATAACCTCCACTAACTGTGGCCCCAACCGCTCTTAATATTGAGTTTACTCCTGCAATTGCTACGTTTCCTAAACCTCCTATTTCATAAGATGGTCTATATAAATTTTTATTTAATAATGAATATAGTGTAGATATTTGTCCCGCTCCTGTTTGTTCTAATAATCTTTTAGATGGTTGTAAAAATCTACTTGACCCATCCGCTAATAAATTAAATGACCCAGCGGCGGTATTTTGTAAAACGTTTGCAATTTGATTTCCTGTTGATGGATTTCTATTTGAGTCTTCGTCAATAAATAATGGACCAACTAATGGTGATCCAGGACTAAAGTCTCCTCTTAATCTATCTAAAAATGTTATTGTACTTGATGGTATTGTAATTCTATAATCTCTACTTCCACCAAGACCACTTCCTGCTAAAGCGGAAGGTGATGTTAAATTTGTATTTGTTTCTCTAAATAATTGTCTTTGTTCTTCGGCCGCAACGTTAGCATTAAAATTTGTCTCTAATTTTGTTGCCGATAATCTCATCAAATATGAATCACTTGATAATGAACCGTCACTACCTATAGGATTACTTTGAGTATATAATAAATAAGGATCGTATTTTGATGGTGTAAAAAATATTGGGTCAAAGTACGGTTGATGAACCTGATTTGCTAATAGAAATTCAGTAACATCAAACATCTCATTAAATCCTCCAATAGGCCCGTACTTGTTTTTACTATAGGCCGAGTCAATGAAAAATTCATTTACAATATCTAAATTTGTTTCAGATGGGTTATACTCCCCCGCATTTGTTGCGGGTATTATTGGGTCCTGTTGTAATCCAATAGTATTAACAAATCCACCATTTGGTCCGTATTTGTTTAACGTATAAAATTCATCAGCAACATTTGTTGATCCTATGTTTGGTAAATTTACATTTGAGTAGTCAGATAACGTTTCCTCAAAGTTTTGTGGTCCTAACGGGGCACTAAACGCACCACTAACATTATAGGGCGGTAAGGTTCTTGAAACTAATGAATTTCTAAAATCCGAACTATTATTAAAACTTAAACTACTTTCTGGCATTATCCAATTTTATTTAATAAATAGAATTTAAGAATGTTTTTTTAATAAAAACTTGTTCCTTCGATTGATTTTGTTGCCGCCCTTACTTTATCTAAAAATTCGGGTTTAAGTATCATTGTCTCAAGAACGCCTTTTAATTCGTTTTGATTCATATTTGTTGGCACATTTTTTAAATCAATTGTCATATCCAATTTATGGTTAATATCGTTTGTCGACTTTATTTCTTTTATGGTTTCTCCCGATACTTTAGAATTTTCCATCATAATTTTTGACAATTCTTTTTCTCTCAGACTATCTGTTGATGAAATAGTACCCATAGTCTCATTTGTTAAAATGGGTTTTGTTTCTATTGTTGCCGGGGTAACGGCTCCTTGCGGATTTTTAATAAGGTCCATCATCATCTTAACCTCATCTTCACTTTTTGGTCCGTCTGTTGTTGAGATTATAGTATCTTTACTATTTATTCTACCTATTGACCCTTCGGGTCCCATTATTAATCTATCATTACCCGGTAAACTAACGAAGTCATTTAATTTAAACGTATCTTTAAGATAATTCGCAATATCGGTAATAGCAACACTAAACTTACCAAGTGCGGTGTTGACATCTAAAGCAGCAACACCAAAACCTTTAATACCGTTAACCACTTGATTCATTACAGGTTCCATTTTATCCACCACACCCCCAATCAACTCAATTTTTTTATCTATAAATTTACCCGCAACATCAGATAAGTCATCAAGTTTTGATAATGCGGTTGTGGATAGTTTGTTAGTATTATCAATAATACTCTGTATCATTTTTTCTCCTGTTTTTGATCCTGCGATTTGTGATGGTATAACGGTTTCTAATGCTTCAATAGCTTTACTAAACTTAGTGTTAACATCCATTTGTTGTTCGATAAGTTTTTTTAGGTCCTTATCTTCTCCAGGTTTTGCCTCAAATGTTTCCTTTATTTGTTTGTTTTGGTCGGATAAAAAATCTTGTAATTTTGTTTTTTCGTAGGCATTCATGTCTTGAAGTGCCTTTGTAACTTGTTTTCCGTCTTGTTCGTACGTAACCTCAAACTTACCATCTTTACCTTTAGTAAGTAAATTGGTTAATTTTTCTATCTCTTTAGGATCCGCAATCTGAAGTCCTGTTGTGTTGATTAAATCTTTTTTCTCTTGTATTTGAGAAAACGCAATACCCATCTTAGAAAGATCGTCAACACCATAACCAGCTTCTTGGGAAATTTCTTTTAAGAAATCCATACCAACTGCAGACATTTTACCTGTTTCATCAACAAACTTTGATGCCATTTTTGCAATCTCTTCTTGTAATTTTGCGGGTTCATTTCTGGCCAAGAATCTTACTCTTTCAACATTCATTAATTCAGATGATCCTGTTGCTCCTAATCTTGACAACATATTAACAAACGATTGAGCCTTTTCAGGTTTGTAAAGTTCTTCGGCTGATGCCACCGCTTTTTCCATACCAACTCTTAATACTGCAGATTTGGCTGCCATGTCGGCAAGTCCCATAACCCCATCTTTAAAATTAAATTTAGACAAGGCAGACATATTAGCTTGTACCGCAACAGTTACATTTTTAGCATTAACACCAATAAGATTGGCATTTTCCATTATTTGGGCCATCTCACTGTTAACATCATAAATGGACTTACCTACATTTGCATAACTTTCAAATAAAACATCCGCAGCGATTCCTGTGGCTTGTGTTGTTGCAAATAACTCATCTGTTACATTCTTATTAAGAACTAATTGTGTTCCAAATGTTTTTTGTAACCCTTCTACTTGTTTTGTAATATCACCAACCGCACCTCCTAATCTTGTAATTTCAGTAAGACCTTCTGTAAGTGTTTGTTTTAAAAGAAATGCCTGTTCTCGTCCGGCACCTATATTTTTTGCAATACTCGAAAATTCTTGGTCGATATTCTCAACCATCTCTTGGATGCCCGTTATATTTTTCTTTAATGCATCCGTAACATTTTTTAAAGTGTCCGCACCAAATGTAGTTCCTGAAACCCCAAACATCATCATATTCTTTTTATTTTATAAATACCTATTTTATTGTTTTGGGTTATTCATCTCAATAACCTTATCTATAATATAATTTCTCTGATACGTAGGTACTTTAAGAAAATCAGAATATGACATTCTAAGAAATTTCGCTAAAAATATATATTGATCTAATAGATATTGTTTATAGGTCAAAGAAAGGCCGAAAAAAGTCAACCCCAAACGTTATCGAGGTCGATACGTTTTCTCCAGACGGGGCTATTACTTCTAAGGTTAAATCTAACCCTGGCTCATTTTGTGAAATGAATCTTTTTATATATTTTGAATCCATAATTGGCATGTTCTGAACAAACTCAATTATTTTACCTCTATCTGATTCACCATTTAATTCAACAATTTGTTCTTGTAGTGTCCATATTGTTAATGGAGCAACTCTACCTTTAGGATATTTGGTTTCCATATCAGTAATTTTAGTCTTATCTCCCAAAGTTAAAAGTCTTAATTTAACTGTCGCTCCAGTTCTTGGTAAAGTCGTTGTAAAAGTACCGTCTTCGTTTGGTGTTGTGTTTGGTTTTTTAAAATTAATCTCATCAATAATAAAAGTGTGTTGGAACATCTTTCCTGTTGCGGGATCCATTAAATTTATTGTGTACTCAGGACCGAATGACGTATTTCTTAAGAAGATTAAAATTGCTTCAATGTCTCCATCCAAAAGATCTTCAGGTTTTATTTCAGGTTCATATAATTTATTTCTTAACAAAGTTATTAATAAATTATTATTTTTTACTCCCGAACTTAAAACGTCCTCATCTGTTGCGTTTAAGTAACCAATTTTTACCCCAGATTTTTTATTTTTATAATATAAACCTCTAGACGGTAACTCAACAACATCGTGAGGTAAATTAAAATTAGTCTGTCCATATAAAATTTCATTTTCCATATACTTTTTTATTATAAAAATAATTACATTTGTTTTATAGTAAATAAAAATCCATACCGTTCAACACAATATGGATTAAATATTTTATATGTAAAAAGATTTTTTAGTAAACAAGAATTGCTCTATCCATCTTTAAGGTCATTGAAACTTCAACAGGACCGTCAGTACCATAACCAACTGAACCAAAATCGGCACTTGTCGGGAAAGCGTTAACTAGAATCCATCTTTCAATTACAACCCCTGTAGGATCTAACATTTCTAAATCTACATTTCTTTTATATCCTGCCGCATATCCCATACGACCAGTTACTGATTCCGCAACCAATCTTACCCATTCCATAACCGCTTGGGTTGATGAAGGTCCAATTGGGTCCAACATCTTAACAGTAATATCCCCCCAGCTAAACGAACCTGCAACATATGTTTCAGTGTTAAGGAATTTTATTGTATTTGGTGTTATGGTAATTTTTGGTCTTGATGCAGTTTGAACGAACCATTCATTGATACCCAAATCAGTAGGGAACCTCAATATAAATCGGTTCTGTTTTTTTGGTTCATACGGTATCGGCATTTTCATTAAAAGATCCGCCATGTTTTCAATTTTTTAATTTAAGTTTATTTTTATTTTTATTATAAATATACGGTAGAAAAAATTTTTCTATTTACTTCAAGTTTTTTTTAAAATATTCTTCTACTAGACCGGTGTTCATATAATCTTTTTTCACCTCCTTTAGTTAAATATATATTTAAATCTTTATTACCTATATCTGAAAATCTTTTCTTTACTGATTGTACATTTCTTTCATCATCATCTGAAAAACCAAATGAAGGTTTATTGAATTTAAATAGACCTCCTCCAATAGACTCTTTACCTGTGTTAACGTGATTTACAAATTGAGCCTTTTGGAATTTTTTGGACGACCTCATCATTTTATTGTAGAATTTTAATAACTCATTAAATTTGGCCTCTTCTGGGTTTGACGCAGATCCACTACCGTAAGACACGGGAGAGAATTGACATCTGTCCAAGTAATCAGTTATTAACCAACTTTCATTTTCAATTTGTTTTAATCCCGAAAGTCTCCTGTATTCCTTTAAATGTCTAACCAACTCACTTTTTTCAATACCGTACATATTATTTTCTATAATATATTTAACGGCCTTTTTAAGTGTTGCCGGTGAATGTCCTCTAGCGGTTACAATTGCAATCACAGAACCATTGTTAATAGCCTCTTTAAAGTCATTCCATACTTCCTTAGACGCTATTGGTGCTTGTTTGATATCTTCTAAAAACTTTCTATCTCCCGTAACACTAAAGTCTCTAAATGGGTCTGTATCATAACCAACTATAGTTTGTCCTTCATACTCAAAAGGATTTCCTATTAAAGTTCGATACTCAGCAAAATCCTCCGTATTCATTCCTATAACATTACCGTCCTCATCTTTAAAATAAATTTTAGTTGGCATTTTCATGAGGTTATCATCCCAATCAAAAGCATAATATTTAGAAGCATAATTTGTTGATTTTTGATCAACCACTTCTTTTAATATTTTTTTTGCTAAAAATTTGTAATAATTCATATCATATAAATATATCATATGTATAAAAAAAAAGAGGGAATTACCCCTCTTTTAAATTTAGATTTTTTATTTATCAAACATCTTCGAAAGAAGCTCCCGTTGGTGTTATAAAGAATGTAATATCTATGAACTCTAACGATCTTGTTGGTTTGATGTAAATTTTACCTGTCATTTGATTTCTATCTAAATCAGCAGTGTCACTTGAAACCGTTACTCTAAAGTCGTAAAGACCTCTGTCTCTTCTGATTCCGTCTAAAATAGGGTTAACCGCATTTAAGAAATCTTGTCTTACTTTTTCATCGTTTTGATCGAAAAGTAATCTAACTGAAACCGCAGATATTAATTTACGTGCTTGTAATAACAATCTTCTAACGTTGATTCTATCAAGGGCTGATTGTCTAACTTGTAAAGTTTTGTTACCCCATATTACCGTACCTACATCTGAGAAAGTTGCAATTGGGTTAATTCTTCCAAGATATAAAACATCTCTATCTTCTTGAGTCAACTTCTTACGTGCTTTAATTGAGTTAACAATACCACGAGTGTAACCCGCCGCTGCGAACCAAGGGAACGCGATGTTATCAGTTAACGCCAAGTTTCTTGTTACTTCAGCGGTTGGTGGTAAATAAATTTGAGTATTATTTACACTATCACGAGTTAATACCCAAGGGTAATAAGTGGCCGTGTAGTTAGAGTCGATTCCCGTACCGTCAAGATTATCTACTGCCTCTTGTGGGTAAATTAATCCGTCAATACCTGTTGTTGTTGGTAATAACAAATTGTAATCAGGTGTTGTTGTAATGTACAATGAATCCGCTCTATCATTCTCAACCATATCAATAGTGTCTTCAACAAGGTCACTATTATTTACATAATCAATACCAGGAGTTACGAATACGTTAATGTTAACCGCTTCAGGGTTAGCAAATGTTCTAATTCCTAACAAATATGCGTAATAATCGGTATTTGCGTATTCTCTTGTTCCATCACCAACAGTGATTTGTTTGAACGCTCCCCAACCAATTGCGTTTGGATATCTTGTTGTAGCACAAGCTCCGTTAAGGTAACCTGTTCTACCTAATTGGTATTTGTCGGCGTTTGTTCTTCTTTCTCTGTAAATGTCCCAACCGTCAAATCCACCTTGTACTAATACTGTAAATTTACGAGCGAATAATCTATAGTATGGGTTTGTCTCAACTGTAGGTTCACTACTAAAGTCTGCCGCTCCTGCGTAGAACCTAGGAGTTCCACTTGTTGCAAATACATTTGCAATTGTGATACCACTTGCGTTTTTATCCATGTGGAAACCTCTTGTTCTATATAACCAAGGAGAAGATTCAGTGGCGAAACATATGTTGGACGGGTTTCTTTTTCCTTTGTATTCAAAGAAACTAGGATCGTATCCATAATCTGCACTTGTAGAAAATCCTAAGTAAGTTTTTCTAATATTATCTCCCGAAGAAAGTCCTGCATCATCAGTTCCTGATGGAGTACCAAACGGAGGATTAAATACTAATTCACCAGGGAAATCATATTTTGTTTTAATAATAGGGAATGGAGATCTTGCTCCTGAATACTCTCTAAAATTGTATCCCTCAAAACCACAAGGTAAAGAATCAATAGGAGCATCCTCATTCATTTCTACCATTACGTATCTTGACTTTAATTCGTATTCACCGTCTAACGTACCTATTTTTTTAGCTATAAAGTTATTTTCACTTGGGTTCATAGAACAGTTAGTAAATTTCTCAACAACAACAGGGTTAGAATCTGTATCATAATAATCACGAACTAAAACTGTAAATGTTTCATTTGCAAATGAGATATCAGATATTGATACTTTAACTTCTGTATTTGCACTATTACCATCAGAAATTGTATAGAATTTAAATAGATTATAAACTTTAGAACCTCTTAATTCAGAAACAACCCATGGACTTTCAGGTGATTGATATTTTTCTAAATACCATCCAATTGATGTTGGGTCTTCACTTTGTGCTTCAGGTAAAGATACTAAATCACATTTTAAACCTCTAATATAACCTTTATTGTATGCCCATCTTAATAATGATTGGAATCTTTCCTCAACAAATAAAGGAACTACGTTTCTTGGTTTACCAAAATTACTACCTCCAAACACTTTAGAAATATATTCGGAATCTGAATTAGAGAAAGAAGTTACAAAACTAAAATTATTACCAAGGTAATTTGTTGCGTTTATTACGAATTTTGCAAAAGGATTTTTAAGTACGTCATCATATTGTCCTGTACAATCAATGTTAACATCTGTTAAACCTGTTATTTCAAATCTTGGATTAACATCATCACTATAGTCGGCAATACCTCTTGATCTTAAAGTTGCAACAACCATATCATCATACTCTGTATATGAATTACCACTATAAACATAAATCATACCCACAACGGTACCTGAATAACAATCTAAAACAGTTGTTGTAGTTGTAGTTGTTGGTACAACAGGTGTAGGGGTAACACAAGGATTTGGAGTTGGTGTTGGTGTTGGTAATGTTGAAGTTGTTGTTGTAATAGGGTTAATTAAAGTTAAACCTGTAATTACATTCCAAAAAGAATATCCAGTATATAAACCATTTCCTGTATTTTCAAATAATGCATAATACCAAGGATCATTAAATGGTGATGTAAAATCAGTTAATGAACTTGATGGTGATGGAACATTAAACACGTTTGTAGATGCGGTATATCCTGTTGATAACACATCATAATCATCTCCGTCAATTGTACCAAAATATGCAATAGACGTGTTTTCTGAAGGTGGGTTTAATATTCTTTGGTATGTGAAGAATTGTAAATCGTTTAACAATGTTGAGGTGCTACCATTAAATTGTTCATATTGATTAGTTAAAATATCTTCAATCTCATCAGGGAACAAACCAAATTCAACTGATGATGCACTGTTTGAACATCCTGTAAATGTTACTGTGAAAGGAATTGTTTTAGCCAATACACAAACAGGTTCACAAGAACCAGAAGGGGTAACCGCACTTAAACAATATGGTGTTAATGTTGTTGGGTCTAAATTTGCACTTGTAATTATAGACCAAGATGGTCCTGCATCATATCCTGATAAACCTAATACTCTTGTAACAAACAATTGATTTGATTGTTGTAAGTAGGATTTAGCGATATAAGCTGCCTCATATTTTGGAATTTGTGTATTAACAAATTTTTCAGGTGTTGTACCACCAAAGTAGGATTGAAATTCGTCAAAGTTTTTTATAAAGATTGGTTCAAATGCTGGACCTTTTAAAGTTTCTCCGACAATCCCTAAAGTTGTAACACCAACACTCTGTGCCACAAAACTTAAATCTACTTCTGAAGTATAGACACCAGGTGAAACGAAAATTTTACTGTTAGTTGCCATATTTTTTTAATATTAATTTATTATAATTTATTTTTATATATAAATACCGGTGTTTTCCGCAAAAACTTTACTTATATCAAACTATTTATATCTTGGTAAGATTTTTTTCTGCCTTTTTTCTACCTATGGATAAAGAACCAAAAAAAATAAAAAATTTAAAAATTGATAAGGATGCTCACGAAATTTTAAAAAAATATTGTGACAAAAGAGGTATTAAAATGTATAGGTTTTTAGAGAATCTAATTATAGAAAAATGTAAGGAAAAGAAAGACGTTTACGGAGAATAATTATATTAACTTTTGTTGTAAAATTAAATTAGAATCCTTTGTTATATCGTCCTTAACAATATCAATTTTAATTATGTCGCCAGTATTGATTTGTATCTCAGTAATATTATTACCATAAAAATCACCATTAATAAAAATACTATACGAATCAACGTTATCTGTGTTAGAAACTTTCATATCCGTTGTAAAAAATATTTTATCAGTAAATGATTCAGATCCCACTTTATAGTTAAAGGTCAAATCAAGTGGTAATAAATCATTTTTTTTAGGTTTACGTTTTTTAATTGATGTGTCGGTTTCATAAACTTGCATTGTTCTTACAATCGCAGGTTCCACAACAAAATCATTCTCATCTAAAAGAAACCCTTGTAACGTCATTGGGTATTTTTGAATATAGTATTTTCTTTTCTCCAAATCCAAAACCGATTCATCGGCAACATCTCCCATAATTATAGGAATATAGTGTCCTTTTATTTTTTGATATGCCTGTCTTGAGGCAAAGACTTGCATGACCACTTTATTAAATTCATTAATCTCCCTCATTCTGTTACATATTATTATAACAGTATAATTTATTTGTACGGGAATTGGTTGTGGTATTTTATAAACATCCATACCATGTCTTTGTCCGTCCCATGTTGGTACTTGAGCATAATGATAAAGTCTTCTATTAGGAATGTTATATTTTATTTGAGGGTCCCCAAACTTTACTTCAGGTTGTCTTACTACAGTTACAAATGGAGGTTCGGCATTTTTATCTATGTTTTGAAAATTCCAAGTTTCAGTAAACTGAGACCAATTTTGGGTTGTTATTAAAATATCAATCATAGATATTTTTTTACCGTCTATTGTTATTGAAAAGTTTTCTTTAACAAATTCTAAAAATCCTTTATCTAAATCCGCATGTAAAAGACCTTTAGGTAAAAAAGTACCATGTTCCCCAATCATATCAGCAAGTTGTTGTCTCCTTTCTAAAGGACTAACCCCAAATTCTAATGGTATGTGTTTTTTTATTTTCTTTGGTAATCCCATAATTCTTTATTATAATCCTCTAAATTCATTAGACGTTACTGGTGATGCAATTATTGTCCTATAAAAAGGTTTAAATCCTTTATATGTGTGTTTTATGTCGGAAATTACACGTCCATCATTAGCGACTGTATAATATCTCACAAAATTCTCAGTATCGTAATACCCAATATAATCACCAAAACTAATATCAATATTTAATTCTTCTAAAGTTTTTAAATAAACAGATATTGTAATATTACCTGGCTCAAACTGATCAATTTTAGTTGACCCCATAAGTTTGTTTTCAGGAGCTGCGATTCCAACATAAGCATTAAACTCAACAGGAGGTAAAAAATTAATACTGTCCGAAGTAGTTTCACCGTAAACATCATCAATTTTTGTTTTGATTCTATCAACACGATATAAAACACAAGTATAGTTCATATCTCCGTATAACCATTCTTGTCCCATAGAAATTTCAAGAGAAAAATCCTTTTCCCCAAAAAATTTACCTAACCTTGTTATTGGAATTTTATTATCCATTTAAATCTTTTATTGATAAATATCTTTTTTTTGTTTATTTTTTATAAAAAAAGTTTTGTCTAATATTAAACAAATTATTGAACACCAAGCTTTGGACATTTTGGGCACATATAGTGGGTCCAATAACCATATATTGTATCTTAAAACAAAAAAAGAAACTAATAAAAAATTCTACCCAACGAGGTCTCAATCGGATTACATAATTAATTATGAAAATGTAAAACCAAAGGTGGCAAGGAAATGGGTCGATTTAGATACTTACTTTGCAAAAAAGTTTTCAGAAGAACGATACCTATTAAATGTTCCTGAAAAAATATATGTTGAGAAGTTATTGGTTGAGAAAGAAAAATCTTACCATATATGGGGTAAGTTTTTTGAGACCGATTCTTTATCTGAATTTTGGGTTCCTAAATCGGCGTTAATTAAAACTCACATTATTGAGGAGGTATCAATAGATTATTCAAAGTACGACCACAGACCTCCATTAACTCATCAAAAAGAGGCTATTGAAAAATTAACAGGATCAAGAAGGTTTATATTAGCGGATGATATGGGACTTGGTAAAACAACCTCGACTATTATCGCAGCATTAGAAACGGGAGCAAAAAAGATTTTAATTATTTGTCCCGCATCACTTAAGATAAATTGGGAAAGAGAAATTGCAAATTATACAGACAGGTCCGTTTATATTGCGGAAGGAAAAAAGTTTTCAACTGAATCTGATTTTGTAATTGTAAACTATGATATATTAAAAAATTTCCACGATCCAAAGGAGAAGGACAATTCTTTGTTATTTAAATCTGAATTTGAGTTGGTTATTTTAGATGAGGCACATATGGTTTCTAATGCTCAAGCACAAAGAACTAAAATTATTAATAGTTACGTTAAAACTATAAAAAGAGTTTGGTTGTTAACTGGAACCCCGATGACATCAAGACCTATGAATTACTATAACCTTTTAAATATAATTGAAAGTCCCGTCGCACAAAATTGGATGGCTTATGCTATTCGTTATTGTCAAGGATACCAATTTACTGCGGGAAAAAGAAAAGTTTGGAACGTAACGGGAGCATCCAATTTGGAGGAATTAAGGGATAGAACCTCAAAACAAATTTTAAGAAGACTAAAGGAAGAAGTGTTAGACTTACCTGATAAAATTATTACTCCTGTTTATTTAAGATTAAAATCAAAAGAATATGAAGATTTAATGGGGGAATATTATGAATGGTTTGATAAAAACTCAAATGAGTCTTCTTCCTTAACTGTTCAGTTTTCTAAATTAATGAAAGTCAGAAAAGTGATCTCAAACGAAAAAGTAAAACAAACTATAGAATTTGTAGAAAACATTATTGAACAGGGAAAAAAAGTTATTATATTCACAAACTTTACCGATACTCTACAAACAATATATCAACATTTTGGTAAACAAGCGGTTTATCTTGATGGTAGTTGTAACAAAGTCCAAAGACAATTTGCGGTTGACCAATTTCAAGACAATGAAAAAATAACCGTATTTGTTGGGAACTTAAAGGCAGCAGGGGTTGGGTTAACTTTGACTTCAGCCGAGGCGGTAATAATGAATGACTTATCTTTTGTACCTGCGGAACACGCTCAAGCGGAAGATAGAGCATATAGATACGGTCAAAAAAATAATGTATTAGTCTACTACCCGTTATTTGAAAATACGATAGAAGGTGCGGTTTATGACATTTTAAATCATAAGAAAAAAATCATTAGTACTGTGATGGGAGATGAGATATCGGAAAATGTAGGGGATGTTGTGGAAGAAATTTTATCTTTAATAAACAAACGTCGTTAATATTTTAAATGTATGTGATATTTATAATAAAAAATTAATTATGGATAGATATAGTACAAAAAAAATAGAGAATATTTTAAGAAAAATTTTAAGAGAAGAAGAAGTTAATCTTTCTGCTGATGTTGAATTGTTAAAGACCCATAGTAACATTCCTGGATGTGACCCACAAAGGTTAGACTTTCAAAGATGTTCTACTGAAGCCTTCAAAACATTACCAGCACCTGAATTTGTAAAGTTGTTTGAAAAATTATCTCAACAATCAGATGAACCTCTTGAAAACCCTATGGAAAAAATTGGTGATATGAATGAATCAAGAAGATATAGAAGTAGGTATAGATACTAAAAAATACATTAATTGCTAACCCCATCTTAACAGGTGGGGTTTTTTGTTTATTAAAATAATTAATATGTTATCTTATTAATAAGATGAGAATTAATAAACATTAAAAAAAAAAGAAATTATGGAAACAGTTATTTTACTATCAGTTTTATCTACTTTGGGTGTAGTTGCAGTTGTTACTTCAGTTGTGGTTATGTTTTTAAAGTTAAAAGGTAAGGTTGGTAAAGACACATTTTTTACAGAGGTTAAATCATTTCATGATTATATTGACCACATTGAAAGGGAAAGAGTAAACTCTATCTCTGAATTAAACAATCATGTTGAAAGATTGCATAAAGAATTATCAACAAATTTAAATGATCACGGTGATCAGGTAAACTATAGGTTTATGGAAACCGAAAGAGTACTTCAAAATGAATTATCACTATTACAAAGGAATTTAGATTCTCGTTGTGATAAATTAGATTCAAAAATTAAAGAAAAAAAACAATAAAAAATATATTCTCATCTTATAACCCTACCATAACGGTGGGGTTTTTTATTTCTTTTGATATTTATTTTTAATGAAAGTTACTTTTAAAAACATAGGGGCAAATATAGATGATAAGAAAAACGATCTATTAAAGAAGTTTTGTAAATTTTTACAAAAAAATCACAAATTAAAAGAGGATATTACTATCCATCTTGTGGGTGAAAAAATTGGCAGAATGACAACAGGTAGTCAACATAAAGAAAAGGGTATTAAGGTATTAATAAATAATAGAATGAATAGGGATATCTTAAGAACTTTGGCTCACGAATGGGTTCATTCATATCAAAGAAATGTTATTGGCAGAGATAGGGGACCAGATATCGGAGGTCAAAATGAAGATGAAGCAAATTCATTGTCAGGATCTTTAGTTAAATCTTTTGAAAAAGAAAATCCTGATTTAGATAATATAATATATGAAGGGTACGGCACAATCTATAAAAGAATTGATTTACTAAAAGAGGAAATTATTCTCTACGATAAAGTTAATATAAAAAATAACTTTATTATGGAAATGAAAAAGATTGGTATTGATAAATTACCTTATTCATATTCGGCAATAAAACAATTTGTTGATCCAAAAACTATGGATATCCACTATAATAAACATTATAAAGGATATGTAAAAAAACTTAATGATGCTTTATTTAAAAAAAAATATGGCGATTTAGAGTTAGAAGATATTATTAAATCAATTGGTAAATATGATGACACCATAAGAAATAATGCCGGAGGTGCATTTAACCACGCATTATTTTGGAAAATGTTGTCCCCAAAGAAACAGGTTCCTAAAGGTGAGGTATTTGAAAAGATCAACAAACAATACGGTAACATTAAAAAAATGAAAGATGAGTTTAATGATGTTGCAAAGAAAAGGTTTGGTTCTGGTTGGGTTTGGTTATTCTTAACAAAGACAAATAGATTAAAAATTATGTCTACACCAAATCAAGATAATCCATTAATGAACGTTATAAAAGACGGCGGTTATCCACTACTTGGTCTTGATCTTTGGGAGCATTCGTATTATTTAAAATATCAAAATAAAAGGGATGAATACATTAAAAATTTTTGGAATAGTGTTAATTGGGAATTTGTTAATGAATTGTACTTAAGTAGGACAAAAAACATAAATGAGTCATTAACTGAGGATTCTATTTTATCTGAAGCTAAAGAGGTCTTCCCATTAACCTCAAAATCTTTTAGAGGTTTAATAAATGATGCTTACCCTAAATGTGATGGTTTAAAATACACAAACGGTTGTTTAGGAAAAATTGAGACAGAACAATGTAAAACTGATGAGGGGATCATTGGTGGTAAATATACTGAGCAAAATTATGGAGGTATTGGTAATTGGTCTATTATAAATAGATTTGATACGAATAGTTCCGTACATAAAGAGATTCAAAAAATTTGGTCAGAGGAAACTAATTCCGTAGAAAATTTTAGAACATGGATTACAAATAACATGGGAGAACTGGTTGGGGATGAAGGAAGATTTACTGAAAGATTGGTGAATCTAAACGTAAAAACAATAGTTGACGGTAGAGCAAATGAGAATTATGCAAAGTCAGTTTTAGTTACTTCATTTAAGTTAAATCCTGAAGAGGAAGGTCTTACTTGGAATATTATAGAAAGGTGTGCTGGAGATGTTAGGGATAGAAAATTAGGTCAAGACTTTGATGTTGTTATTGATAATGTCTCATATTACATTCAGGTAAAGCCAATTGATTATAAAAAAATTGAAAAGATTGGGTCAGAGAGGGGATACTATTATAAGGTACCTTCTTGGCATTACCATTCTAAATATACTGAAAGTAACGTTGATGTTATTTTGTATGTTGATAGACCAAAAGAAAAATTTGTTATGTTTAGAAATGATTTTGCAAGAATTCAAACAGTTGCGAACCCAACAACATTCCCTAAATTTTTTGTAATATATTACGAGAATCCTTTAAAAACAAATATGGATTTTGAGGTTATAGTCGAGCCTGATAAGGTAGAATCAAAACTTAAACTTACAAGAGACACCCAAACAGAAATTGAGTACTATAGAGAAAGGATACAATATTATAAAGATAAATTACGTGAACTTGGTGATTCTGAAAATATAACTGAAATGATCAAGTATTACAATGAAGAGTTATATCAACTTATTAATTAATATAAAGATATTTATATAAAAACAACCATTATGTCGATAATAAGTAATGAAGAAAGAGAAAGACTATATACGAGAGTACGACATGTCTTGGGAGCACCTTTAAGATCTGTTGAACTTGAGGATGAACAGTTAGACACTTTATTAGAGTTCTCTATTGAGGACTACTCTCAGTACATCCAAGATTGGTTAATTGAGAGTCAGTGGACAAGTCTTTGGGGTCTTAATGTTGAAACCCAATCATTGTCTAACGCATTTATGACAAAAAGTTTAGATTATGAAACAAGATACACTTACGCATATTCTAAAATTGTAGGACTACAGGCAGGAGGAGATTCTGTAATGAAAAAAGATTACATCCAATTAGTTCCTAATCAACAAATATATGAAATACCTGCAGGTAGAGAAATTAATGAACTTTTATGGTTCAGTCCTGCAACCTTAAACAATACAATGTTTGATCCATGGTCTTTTGGTTCTTTAGGTGTCGGTGGTGGACTTGGAGGTGGTGGAGGTCTTGCTCAAATGGGTAATATGGCAGGTAGTTACTTTATGATGCCGGCTTTTGATATGTTATTAAGAATGCAAGAAATTAATATACAAAGAAGAATTATTGTTGGGGATTTGACGTATAGGATTACCGCATTACCTGGAGGTAAAAAGGCAATTCACTTAATGAATACTCCCGGTAGTAAATTTGATTTTGGTAACTCAACATTAGCAAAAGGTAAGGTTTGGTATTGGTATTATCCAACAAACGAAAACGATAGAGACAGATGTTTAAAAGAGAATCCAGATATAATTAAAATGCCTTCTGATGTTCCCTTTGAAAGAGTAAGTTGGACCGAACTAAATAACCCGTCACAAATTTGGGTTAGAAGGTGGTTTGTGGCATCGGCGAAAGAATTATTATCAAAAGTAAGAGGTAAGTTTAGTGGTAATTTAAAGGCTCCTGATGGTGATCTTACTATGGATTATCAGTCATTGGCTACGGAAGGTAAAGATGAAAAAACTAAATTACTTGACGAATTGATTGGTACTGAAGGTAGACTCACAAGATTAAAACCGGAAAAAGTAATGGAACGAGAAGCAACAATTGCGGAAAACTTAAACAAAACTCTTAAATTTAGAGCTATGCCAAGACAAATTTATGTAATATGACAAATACACCACAAAGAAAAAATGTTATTAAATATCAAACGTCTATTGATCCACCAAAAGAACAAGACAAGTCGTTAATCATTTCTAAAGATAAGTACACCACAAACGATGAAACCCTCTTAATAGTAAGAGGAGTTTCAAATTCTGAGGTAACTTTAAATTCTACGGTTACAAAAAGAATTGTTGTTAAATCATTAACTTCAGTTTTAGTAAAACCTGATATGGGTATGATAGATGAAGAGTGGGATGAATTACTTTTAGAAAAAGGATCTTGTGTCCAATTCCAATTTGTTCAAGGTAATTGGTATATCTTATCTTCAGATGGTTTAAAAATATCTTAAACTAATTCTTCCCATCCAGGTTCTGCCAATTCATACATATAGTTAGGGTCAATACCAACCTTTTCCCAAAACTCTATTTCACCATCTTCCAGTTTAATTAAATGTTCTTCAATATCATCTTGGTCCTTTTCTTCAAACGGAACACCATTAATTAACTCACATTGTGTTTTTGTAAAGAACCCTCTTTCTTCAGGATTCTTAACTAATAATCCATCTCTCACTTCTTCTTTAAAAACTATTAATAAAGGTTCGACCCTTTTATTAAATGTTGCAATCGCCCTTTGGATATTGTATTCCCCTAACATATCAGGATTATTTTCAATGTCTGATGGGTTTAACATGTATGAGTTTAACTGGACAACAGAATCTGTTGTAGCAAGTTTATATGCCATATCTGTTGGTATTCCGGTATTTGCTTCTTTATTTTTAGAATTACTACGTACCCAATTATCTTCAGACCAAGATTTTTCCCAACCATTATTAAGTAGTAAAGTTTCCTTTTCTTTATAAGATACTTTAGATTTTGTAGAATCAGAGTAAAATAAATTTATCTGATCATCATTCCAACCGGCCTTTGGTTTATTAACTTTTTGAACATCTCCGTGTGAGGCCTTAGTTCCGTTATTTACGTAGTAGATTATATCTCCCAAATTTACATTAAGATTGTCACGTATTGCAAGTTCCATATGAGCCTGTCTTGACATAAGTGATCCGGCTTTAGTTGTTTGTTTACTTCGTTTAATGTAATCATCAATTGATTGTTTTATTCTTGATTTAGACGCAATTTGCATTAATGGAATTTTTTGGTCGAATATCTTTTGTACGTATTCATAATAGTATTCCACAAAAGATTGACCATCTCCCTCTAAAAGTTGTCTTATCCCCTTATCTAAGAAAACCTCAATATACTTTGGCATTTTTTTAGATTTGATTGAATTACCCGTTAATTTAATTTTACCGTTATGTTCCATAGTTGCGTAGTTCTTACGTGCTAAGTTTATACAAGAGTCCCACGTACCATCACAATCAAGACCCATTTCACCTTTCATGAATGTATCATTAAATTCTGCAACATCAGCATTATAACCTCTATATTCTTCACCTACTTTAACCAACCAATTTAATCCTTTACCGATATAAACTTTATGATCCACACCACCTTCAGGTAATGAAAAGTTCATACCGTCCGTATCGCATACAAGTGGGGTATATCCTCTTTTAACAAAGAACTTTAACATCTGACGAAGATATTGTCTTCCTGTACAAGTGATCTGTTCGCCCATATTTATATCCCCCCACGGGAATACTTGAGGTGCCGATAAGGAACCAAAGAATGCATTAATAAAAATCTTAATTGGTAATTGTTTTCTATCGAATGACAATGATTTCTTTTTATCAATACCCTTATATTCCGAAGCCAAATTCTTATACATAATACGAGAATTACGGAAAAATGTTAATAAACCTTTCATCGCCCCCGTAATATCACATTCAGGAAATACATCGTGTACCAACTGAATAGACGGATATAGTGATGAGTAGTCAAGTTTTAACACGTCTTTTGAATAACCCACTTTAAGTAATCGTGATAACCCACCAACAAATCTTCTTTGTTCTTCTTTTTTAGGAATTGCCAAACCAAACTTATATGACCAAGCAAGCATTATCATTTTCCATAATGTTGCGGTCCCCATTGTTGAGACCCTTTCATATGTTGTTGGAACTAAAGACGCAAGTAGGAAAGTTCCTTGATTGAACTCGTCATCCACTATCAAGGTTTCCTCAAGGTCATCGTCAAGATAACGCTCAACTATATCGTCCCCAGTTGTTTTTATATAAATGTCTCCTCGTCTAAAACAAACCTCATCAATTTTAGAATCAATACCAACTTTCTTATACTTACCATTTTCAGTGTTTAACCAATACTCGTCTTTTTCAGCGTACATAGGACCAATCTTTGTGTGGTCAATATAGATACGATCTTTAGCCTCACCATCTATAAATTTGGTAATGTACTTCAATCCCGCCTCTTTAATATTTGAATTGATTGCTTGAGCTCTACGAACAGAGTGGATAATATCAATTACATTATATCCCCACAACTGAACCTGATTAAATTTCTCAACCTCATTTGCTAATTTTAACATTGATTCCTTTTGGGATATTGTTCTTTTTGGGTTAAGGGACTTTGCTATTTTTTTAATATCAAGATTTAAAGCCTTACATCTTTCGAATATCCAAAACCAGTCAAAATTTGCTGAATTGTATCCTGAAATAATTGATGGTTTAAGTTCGTCTATTGTTCTGAAGAACTCAACAAGACCACTTCTTTCATCATCTTCATCTTTACATTCAATAACTTTTAGGAATCCTTTATTGGTTTTCATTCCAATCATAAAGATACGACCGTCTTTTGGTTCTAATGCGGTTGTCTCAAGGTCAAATCCAAATCTAGTGATATCATTATATTCCTCAAATCCTTTGAACAATCTTTTTTCTTTTGAGATGAGGTACTGTTCGACAGGGGGTAACATTAAAAATTTATTTTTTGTATTTTCACCCCAAGGATCAATACCTCCATCACGAAAAAATTGTGTTAGAGATCGATAACCTTTCATTGACTTAACCATAAATGTTAGACCATTTTCTAATCTTTCATTTCCATCAGTTCTTAATTTGTCTATTACAATTCCGTACTTAGACATCGCCTCTTTTTGTAGTGCTTTAGATCCTTGATAAAAGTTTAATCCTTTTAGGTCTCCTACCCAAGCAAATGCAATTAAACTATCTCTTACAATAGATTTTCCTTTTCCCGGTATTTCTTTGATTTTATAAATATGGTCCGACACGTAGTCAAACTCAATCGCAACGATGTGCTCTTCCGAATCATTTCCTTCTAGAAATGACTTAATTTCTTCTTGTGATATCATATATTTTTTTTAAAGTTTGGTTTATTATCTATCATACAAAGATGACATTTACCTTACATTAATAAATATATATTTTTTATCCGTCTAAGTCAATTAAATGTTAACTACGAGGAGTTACTGGATCAACTATTTCAGAATCATTTTGTAATGTATTAAAATAATTTAAGCAGGTTCTTGACCATTAATTATTGAAGTCCATTTATTTTTAGTGACAGTTACTTTTTTAGTTATTCCTGGATTGTCCAATAGAATTTCCACCTCTTTAGCATAATCTTTTGTGGTGTCAATAGTTACGTTTGTTGTTGCTATAGCAGATGTAGGGTTATTTTTATCTCCAGCATTTACTGTTATTGACAAAACAAAAGTTAATCTTTCCGCTATTGTTAACATATCTCCGTTTAATGTTACACCGTTAGGGACTTCATTAGTAAAACGATACGAATAAGGACCGTTAAAATCTTTTGTTATTACATCATCTAAAAAATATTCAGTATTTTGTTTTTTATAATTTGATGAAAGTATTTGTTTATTAAAATTTGCACTTGCCATTTTATTTTTATTTTTTAATTTTTTTATTATTATGCGTCAATGTTAGTTATGTTTAACACATCTGAGTTATCGTAGTAAGATAATCTAGGTGTACCATCTTGTCTACCGAATATCCAACAATTATATACACCATAAACGTGTGTTGCTGGCCCACTAGTAAAATCAATACTATTAACTCCACCGTCTACTATATTATATTGGAAATCATTACCAATAACATTTTGTAGGAAACTATCGGTTGTAATTCTATTATTGTAAAAGTTTGTTCCAATTGAATTGTTGTAAAAATAGTAACCAATAAAATTAAAACCAAAACCATCACCAACTTGGTTACCATAGAATTTGTTACCGATTAAGTTATCATAAAAATTATAGTTAATAACATTACCCCCACTAGTGTGAGAACCGTCATCACCAAAGTAATTACCGATGTTGTTATTGTTAAATCCAGTAGAAATAATATTTTGTGTCCCAATACCAGCGTTACCAAAGAAATGACCAACCTTGTTATATTGGAAATCAGTATCAATTTCGTTAAACGCTGAGTAGTTACCTAAATTATTAGATATAAAACCGCCACCAATTTCAGTTGGGAATCCACCGATACCTGAGTTACCGACAAATAAATTACCTATTGTATTATCTGATGTGTTTTGACCAAATACGTTAAACCAAAAGTCGTTACCAATTTTATTATTGGTGAAGTTTAGGTTTAATGCGTTAAATAACACATTATCACCAATCACGTTAAATTGGAAGCCAGTGTTTATGATGTTTCCACCGTCACCGTTTGTACCACCACCAACAGTAGGGTAGTTAGTGTCATTACCAAAGAAATTACCAATCTTATTGTATTTAAAATCATCAAAAATAATATTTTGAACTGGTGAACCAGGACCCGAACCATCATTCCCAAAGTAGTTACCAATTTCATTACTTTCAAAACCATTTAATATAGAGTTTCCTATGAAATAATTTTTAATGGTGTTATTTTCAAATGCATTTCCAATAGAGTTTTTATTAAAATAATTGTTAATTGAGTTAGTCTCAAAGTTATCACCGATAATATTGTTGGTAAAGTAATTACCTATAACATTATCGTACATAAATTGTCCAATAGTATTATTTTCAAACACATCGTTTATTACATTACCATGGTCATCACTACCTCCAAAACCAAAATCATTTCCTATTGTGTTACCTTGAAACTCATTTCCTATTTTATTATAAGAAAATTTTTCCCCATTATTAGGTTCGGTATATATAGAGTTCCATTCAGTATCTTGTGGACTTACGGAACTATTCCACGATCCTTCTGTTGCAATATTATAAATTGCCCCACTACTATCTCTAGCGATTTCCAAGACTCCTGGTATAATAATATCAATATCATTAACACCATTTCTTTTTGTAAATGTAACTGTAGGTCCTATGTTATTACCAAGAGAATCCATTTCAGTCCTTTCGTATTGGAAACCTCCTCCGTTACCATCTAATACCCACTGATTAAATATAATATTAAAATACTGAGATGTGGACGTAACTCTCATCACAAATTCTTTACCTAGTATAAAATTATCTATATTACCACCAACAGAATTAAGAAAAGTATCATATGTTCTTGTTGATACTGTCGATAAGTCCGACCATCCAAATAAATCTAAGTTAGATGGGTTGTTATATTGAAAATATGCACCTATATCGTTGGTATTAAATTGATTACTAATAACATTATTAATAAAAGCATATTTAATGGTATTTTTCGAAAACCCATCATTAACTCTATTAATAGTAAATTCATGGCTAATATTATTTAAGCTAAAATCAGCCCCAATTTGATTATTATCAAACCCATTAAGTATTGTGTTACCTTGAGATGATCCATTAATAGTATTCTCTCGGTAGTTTGTACCGATTTGATTATTTTGGAAATTTTGTCTTACTGCATTTTTTACAAATCCGTTACGAATATAATTTCTATAAAATTCAAAATTATCTAAGTTACCAAAGTCACCAATTAAATTATTTTGAAAGTTATCTAATATTTCATTTTTATAAAACGCAGAATAAATAAGATTGTTACTAAACCCATTTCCAATAATGTTGTCTTCAAAATCAACACCATTCTCATTTAATAATTGGTTATTACTAAAATCATTACCAATATGGTTAGAGGTTAAATTTGCATTTATTAAGTTACGATTAAAATAATGCCCAATTATGTTATCGTCTATATCGTTTACTGATACATTTTCATAACAATAATCACCCCAAACGTTATTTTGATTGTCAGTTCCAAACGTATTATTGTAACAGTAATCACCAAATTTATTACTTTCGTATTGTCCTTCTAAAAATACATTGTTTGGTAGTAAGAATGTTCCACTACTAACATTTGTATAGTTATTAGCGTAATTACCAACATAATTGTTTTTAGCGTAATCATTTGATATTGCATCACCAAACGTTGTATATTCAATAAAATCATCGGTTTTTACGTTAGTTTGTTTATAACTAAAATAACCATTACTATTGTTGGTTTCTTCTATTGTACCATAAATTACTTCTCCAGCACCTGTGGTGTTAATAGTATCACCCGAAACAGTCATTAGGGTATTACCCGTTATTGAAACAACTTCAAAATAAGAAGGAGATACGATGTCTGTATATATTACGTCACCAACAGTTAATGAACTAAAAGTTGTGCTAGTACCACTTACAATTCCTCCTGATAATATTTCTACAGTTCCGTTTAATCTTAACTCGTCTCTGTATGTAAATAATCTATATCTTTTAAATAAAATATTTCTGTGATCATAATCAGTTCTATTATTAAACTCATCAATTCTTTCATAAATTCTTCCGTAAGAAACACCACTAGTAACCTCTGTAATATTATATGTAATATCGTATTTAATAAAATCATTAGGGTATGTTGGTTGATACGCTACCGGACTAATGGTACTATTACTCGTTGATAACACAACAATAGGTTCAACAGGTCCTTGTTTGTAATTTCCTGTAGTTATTGGATTACCGTCATAGTCAAAGTCTGGTTGATCGTAACAAGTTCGGAAGTCATCAATTGAGTAAAATGATCCTTGTGTTAGTCCACTATTACTTATTAGTGTAACTAAACTTGAGTAATTAATAGGTGTCGCACTTAAAACATAACTTGCAAAATCTAAAATAGGTGTGTGTTTAGTTGTTCCTGTGGGTACATCATAATTTACAATAGGTATTATGTCTATTGAGGTGTACCCCGTATTACCAACGTAAGGTAAGTCTGATATTTTTTTATTTGCCATTTTTTATTTTATTATTTATTTTTTTAGTAAATTAAGTAGTTCTTTTTTTTCTTCTCTTGACATTGGTTTACTCTTAAACATATTAACAACTTCGGTAATTTCTTCAGAAGTATATGTGTTAAGTAATGTGGTCTTTGTTTCCTCACACTCTCTATATGTCATTTCATAAGCGTCTTTTGAGTTATCAACCCAAATATCATTTTCTAAAGATTGTAGAAACTTATTATCACTTTTTCTTTTAATATATTTTATCATTTTTTTAAATTTTATAAATTTAATCGTTAAATACCATAAACGTTAATGTTCCGTTAGAACAGAATTGATTTACTAAATTGGTTGACATTTCTAAATTTACAAACCCATCTCCAGCATCAGAATATGTACCTAAATAACTCATATTTGGTAAAGAGTTTAAGTAAGTTATAAGTTCTGACATATCATTTACTGTACCCTCTCCGTAAAGTGATTGAATGTAATTTCCATTACAAAGCAAATCAATACTAGGAAAATTAATAGGAAACGGTGAGTCTACAGTTCCACTTATTACAATTGGTGTTGTGTCGGTATTTTGTTGTTGAATCTCTATAGGAAAATAATACAAACTATCACCAACTGATTCAAGTATCTCCGTATCAAAAACCGCAACAACAATCGTTTCATCTTTCTCGGATAAACTTATAGGACCTACAAAAGTTTCTAATAGGTTAGGACCAAAATACGGATTTGGATTTGAACCATTTAAAACAAATGTTGTGTTTCTATTAAAAGTATTATACAATGGTCCTGTGGTTGAATTATATCCGAAATAAATTCCTGACCCAAAAATTTCCTCAACCCACTCAATGTCAAATCCCAAATTGTTTTCTAATACTTTTACCACTAAATTACCGCTAGATTCTAAAGTAGAACCGTTACTCCAATTTGTTGGGGTTTCTCCTGTTGCAATGAAGACACAACCTGTTACGTTCGTATTAACCTCAGTAACTGTGATTGTTAAATCATTTGCAGGTGTACTACCACTGAGTTCAGTTCCTAATATTGTTATTGTATCTCCAACAACATAATCAACCCCACCATTATCAATAGT